GCCACATTTGATATGTTATACTGATATCTTCTTCTGGTCCAAAGGTTCCGTTATGCATGTTGTGTATATATTTTTTCATTTAAATTTGACTCCTGCCATAATTTCAGTACAACAGGCAACCATATTGAGTTCGTGGTCTGCAACAAAACTATTCTTATATTGATAATCTGCCAGAATAAGCACTAGTTGTGGTATACTCTGTGGGTCAATAAACTCATACATATTATCATATATCTTTCTGAATAGAGCAGCAGGTTCAACATCAATATTATCCGTTACCCATTGTCTCATTTGTTTAAAGTTTTTATCTTTCATCGCTGACATTAAATTGTTTAGCGATACCTCTTGTATATTAACCAATATACCTGAATCAATTTTACCAGAGAGTGAATACCTTTGTAATTCATTTAGTACTCTTCTCCAATCTGGCATATGCTTCATAATGAGTTCTGCAATCACAGGTTCCTCATAAGTAATTTGTTCTTTTGTAAGGATATTGGTTACCCTTTTCATAAACTGACCACACAAATCTGCGAGGTCCTTTTTGGAAACATTGAATTCAACAACTGAGCATCTGGAATGCAATGGTTCAATAATTCTGTTTTTAAAGTTACAGGTCATTATGAACCTACAGTTGCCACTGAATTCCTCTATGAATCCTCTTAAAGCGGGTTGGGTGGACTGGGGATTTAGATAGTCTGCTTCATCTAAAATAACCACCTTGTATCCACCCTGTAGGGAAATTGTTGATGCAAATTGTTTTATTTTGTGTCTGAGTGTATCAATGTTACCTTCTTCAGACCCATTGATTAATAGGTAATCCAATCCTAATTCGTTACAGACAGCCTTAGCGACTGTAGTTTTACCAATCCCTGCAGTACCTGTGAACAATAGGTTTGGTAATTCCTTATGATTAAGTATTTCTGTAAATGTTTCTTTTAAAGCACTAGGCAGAATAGTATCTGCTACTGTTTGTGGTCGATATTTTTCAACCCATAGGAATTCATCCATTGATTACCTCCCATGATTCAACTGTATCTAATCTAAAGCTTCTCCATGCGTTTTTATCCAGTGACCAAACTGGAAATGCTTCTACATTGTTTGGTGAATAGTTGACTGTTGATGTTACTCCATTCTCTTTAAGAATGTCTTCGTTAAGAGTACAAGGCATGATTCGTATCTCGCCTGTGTCTATCTTTTTAAATGTTACTGTGACTTGCCCTTTTTGTAAAGCCTCGAGCAATTTGGCTTTTTCATTTGTTTCCATAATATATCCTAAAATTGGAGGGGAATTTCACCCCTCGATTGTTATTCTGATTCTGATTCTTCAGCAACAGGAACTTCTCCTTCAGGAACATTTTCGGCTCCTTTAGATGCAGCGTTTAAGAAAGTAACGATTCTGTTTCTTAATCCTCCAACTGCTTCAAGCTCTGGCCCTTCAAACCCACCTCTTTTGGAACAGATATCAACTATCTGAACCATTGTTGCGATGTCTTTGAGAGACAATTGAACTTGTTGTTCTTCTGTACTTACTTCAGTTTCAGTGGTATTCACTTCTTCTGTCATAATTTCTCCTTTGCAAAGTAATTAACAAAATGGAAAGACCCATTCGGCATCTTTCCACAATTCATAATGTATTTATACACCAAACGTTGATGATTTTTCCAAGGCAATAAAATAAGAAACAGGTTTGTTCTTATTCACCCAATTGGAAATCAACTTTGATGAAATAGCTACATCATATTCGCCGTCGATTAATTTCAAATTTGAAATATTCAAAACGAACGAAAACTTATGTCCAGTTTCATTTGGACCTAAATTTGATTCAAAAGTATTGGCACTAGAATCTTTAGTGTCAAATACTTTAATTGATATGGACTCATCACCAATGATTGCGACATCAGTATGTCCCAATACAGAAGCAGCCTTTTTGGTTTGACCCAAAACTTCTTCAGTTAATGTAACACTAACCTCAGCATTAGGCATTGTGATGTCCTTATCAGGTGCTGTCAGAATACTAGGTTCTGCAAAATAAAAATTTACCTTATTGGTACCATTTTGTATTAGAACCGAGTTATCATTAAACACTAAAGTAGCATCGTCAACCAATGAATAAGTAGATAAGAATTCATTCAAATCATATATACCCATATCACTTGGAAAGTCTTCTGTAATATCAGCTATTGCCAGAATGTTTTTAGCTTCAGAAATAGTCTTGAGCTTTTGTCCTGGTTTTAAGACGATATTGGAGTTGATCGATCCAAAGTTAGTTAACAGTGCCAAAGTATCTTGCGATAATTGCATTTTTTTCTCCTATAGTTAATAGTATATTATACCATATAAAGAGGTTATTGTAAACCCTCTTTTTCATTTTTATCATGTACATGTAATGCGATAAGGGCATAATGTAGTATTTTTAATAGATCAGCTCTATTATATCCTTCTTTTTTACCATACCTCTGTGCGTATTTTAGTACATTCCCTAAAGCAAAACCCATTCCATGGTCACAGTCAATAATAAATTCCGTTGATTGAAATTTATTTTTACTATAGTGACCACCATAGGTTTTGTTTATATAATTCAGAAGCTCTTCAATTAGAGCTCCTTCGTTAAACTTATAATCTGGTTTTTGTTTTTTATTAAACAGCTTCATTAGCTATTGCCTCCATATACTTTTGAAATGAAGCATTTATTCTATGACTGAATGCATCGTACATATCCATTTTATTTTCTAATATATCAATTTCTGCTTGAAGATTTAATCTACAGTTTTGAAAATTTGGTTGATTTATTAATTCATTACAAAATTTTATTGTACCTTGTCTAGCATTTTCTAATCTTACCCCTTTCCTATATAATTCTCTTTCATAATAGGACCATTCATTCCAAGGTAAGCCTTCATTAATGGCTTGTTTTTTAAAATTATACCTCGACATTTGAAGACTCTTCAGTTTCAGCTGTAAGTACACCATCATCAACCTTAGTGTAAAGATCTAAGAAAGCTGATTTGGTATCATCATCGAACCTTGAAATACATAGGTCAATAGCCTTTGCTCTATTATTAAAAATAGAGAATGTCTGTACGATGTGACACAATCTTCTGGTTGAAATCACTTCGTCAACACCATCGTCATAATAAGTCTTTCTGATAATGTCAGCCCATGTAACCAATTTGTCTGCAAAATCATCGTCTGCAGCACCATATTTTTCCATATGCTTAAGGACAATTTTCTTTTCTACTGATAGTGATGGAAACTTTTGATCAACCGAAATAGTAAACCTTTCAAGGAAAGCCTCATCAATGATTGAAGCAGCAGTAAATCTGCCATCTTCTGAGCCTTTGCCTTTTGTATTGGCAGTAGCGATTACATTGAATCCTTCGGCTGGTGTTACAATCTCACCAGTCTTTTTGACCAAGACAGGTTTGCCTTCCAGGATACCTTGGAGACACATAATTTTATTTGTCGCTCTATCGATTTCGTCCAGAAGTAAAATTGCGCCGTTCTCCATTGCTTTAAGAACAGGGCCTTTGGCAAAGACGGTTTCACCATTGATCAATCTGAACCCACCTAACAAATCATCTTCGTCAGTCTCTGGGTTGATTTGAACTCTAATAAACTCTTTTTGAAGTTTGGCACAAGCTTGTTCTACCATAAATGTTTTACCGTTTCCTGATAGTCCAGAGATATAAGTTGGGTAAAACATATTTGATTTTACAATCTTGACAATGTCATGATACGCGCCCCAAGCAATGAATGTATCATCTACTTGAGCGAAGTTTTTCTCTTCGTTAACAATTGATTGCATCTGCGCTGCTTGAGCAGGAATTGTATTGACCACTGCCGTAGAAGTAGCGACTTCAGCTCTGAGTGGCTCAATAAGACCAGCCAAATCGTATGTGCCGATTTTGACTCTGTTGTCTTTGGTTAGGATTGGGTCCCAATCTTTACCAGTATAACCTAGAGCTTTACCAGTATCAACAACAACATTCTTGCGGAAGTGATCTTGGTCTGGGTATCTAGCAGCCAGTTCTTTTAATAAAATTTTTGTGGAAGTTTTCAAGTTATCCATAATATAGTTTCTCCTTATCAATTAAATATATGTACCATTATACTATAAACTAGGTATAATGTAAACACGCTATGGTAAAAAGTAACACAATTGTTACATTCCTGTAACATTAGGCTACTACTCTACCGAAATTTGTTAGTAATGTTTTGTTATTCTTCTTAGACTTACTGTATTTTTTGAACTGACTTGTAATCTGTCCATTAGAAGCATCATCAGCAATATCAAACCCATCGTCATCTGTTGTCAGATTTTTGCCATGTTTTACAACATAGAACTCATCGTAACCAAGAGTATCTTTAAAGGTAACACACTTATGCTTTGAGTATTCTCTGTTATATGGCTTACGCTCTTCAGTATCATGTATACCATAGCCGTCGCCATTAGCCTTAGCATCTGATATTTTACTCCAGTAGTTA